ACAAGTGGGGCTAACCAAGGACATGGGCACTGATTACTTCTTGGATCCCCGAGCTCGATTGATGCGTATCAAAGATAATAACGGCCAAGTTTCAACAGGTTGGAAAAGTGTTGATGACAAGTTGTTCGGTGGAATGAATCGCGGAGAGTTGAATATTTTTGCCGGTGGATCAGGCGCTGGAAAATCACTATTTTTGGCAAATTTAGGCATCAACTGGGCATTAGCTGGGTTGAATGTTGTCTACTTAACATTGGAACTTAGTGAGGAACTAGTGTCGATGCGTATGGATGCAATGGTAACCGGAATGGCCACTCGTGAGATCTTTAAGAACTTAGATGACGTGGAAATGAAGGTCAAAATGGTGGGTAAAAAATCAGGTAGTTACCAGGTAAAATACATGCCAAGTGGCAAAACTGCCAACGACATACGCAGTTACTTAAAAGAATATGAAATTAAAATGAATCGAAAAGTTGACGTGTTGTTAGTTGATTATTTAGATTTATTGATGCCCCAAAGTAAGAAGATTAGCCCAGCAGATCTGTTTATCAAAGACAAATATGTAAGTGAAGAATTGCGAAATCTAGCGGTAGAAAAGGGTTGTGTGTTTGTTACTGCGGCACAGTTGAATCGGGGTGCTGTTGAAGAAGTTGAATTTGATCACAGTCATATTTCCGGCGGATTATCTAAGATCCAGACAGCAGACAATGTATTTGGTATCTTTACAAGTCGTGCCATGCGTGAGCGTGGACGCTATCAAATCCAGTTGATGAAGACACGTTCTAGTAGCGGTGTAGGTCAAAAAATTGACTTGGAATTTAACATTGATAGCCTGCGCATTACTGATCTTGCAGAAGAAGATGGTTACGGAAACCATAATAGTCAAAGTGCGGGTTCAACATTACTAAACTCAATCAAGCAACGACAGACGGTTAATCAATCAACAGGCGAAGTACTAACAGATGGTGCATCTATACCTAAAGTCCGTGCAAATGTAGAAAGCAGCAAGCTAAGAGAACTGCTAAACAATCTCCCTGGCGACGATATTTGATGTTTTTCTCCTAAAGAGATAAGTACGTATATTATGGAACTTTATCATCTACGCTCAACTAGTGATCCTTTAACTCGTGTGGTTAAAGATGATCCAGTGCGTCCGCATATTCCATTAGAACAACGTATCAATGACGCTGCAGAAATACTGATCTTACGTGCAGGTGAAGAAATACTTGCGGCCACTTGCCTACAGTGGCTCAAAGATATTCCGGCTAGTGAAGAAGATCTAGTCAACATGGACAAGGGCAAAGATACCGCAGTGTTTTACACTATCTGGAGTTATGCTCCCGGTGCTGGGCAGGCCTTGATAAAACAGGCTGCTAAGTGGATTTTAGAAGAGTATGCTGAAGTTAAAAATATCGTTACTCTCAGTCCGCAAACACCTATGGCCCGTAGATTTCACTTGAAAAACGGGGCTACAGTGCATAAAGAAAACCCCACTAGCGTTAACTACCAATATTACCACAAAGAATAAAAACGGTTAAATACTAGTCATAAGGACTAGATAAATGAGCCGTAGTGTACATTCTGTAAAGCTAAACCCATACCATTCATCACAATTAAGTAGCCTTTCCTACACACTAGGAGATGTGGTGTTTGACCAGGATAATCTGACCCTGCGTGTCATGGATGGCAATAGCTATGGCGGCAACATCCTGGCCAATCAAACCTGGACTCAGGGCTACATAAATCAAGTATTTTCACAGGCTGTAGTAACCTTTGGCAATACTACGAATTACAGTGGTGTAGGTCAGGGAACCTATGCTGTAAAAATATCAGGCGGATTGCTTGTAGCCAAAGACACCAACATGGCTGGTGCATTAACTGTTGGCGGCACCACTACATTAAATGGTACAGTAAATGCTACACTTTCAACAGCTGCCCAACCAAACATTACTAGCGTAGGAACACTACAGGGGCTAACATCAAGTTCCCCGGTATCTATTACAGATAATACAGCCGCAACAGCACTGGGCACAGGATCTTTGATAACTAGCGGTGGCGCAAGTATCGCTAAAGATCTGTATGTAGGTGGAAAACTGGTAATTACCGGAAATGAACTGGTATTAGCTAATCCAACATTTAACGGTACAACAACTATCTCCGGTAGTAGCACTCCGTCAACGGTGTTATTCACAATTAACAACGGTGCTGCTACTCCTGTAACCAAATTCCAAGTTGATAGTGCCACTGGTAACACCACGGTCGCTGGCAATTTAACAGTAACGGGCCTTATAACGGGACAAGGCACCGGAGTAGCTGTAGGCTCAACTGCCCCGTCTAGCCCGGTATTAGGAAGTCTGTGGTATAATAGTGTAAACGGTAATTTATACGTTTATTATACAGACGCTAACGGTAGTCGTTGGATTCAACCTACTGCCAACAACCAACAGGCAGGTTATGTATTACCTAATGCTACCAATAGCCAATTAGGTGGAGTTATTGTTCCCTTGGTTGGAACCAGCGGTATTAACAGCGTTAACGGAACTATCAGTTTAGCCACCGCTAGTACTACACAACTAGGCGGAGTAAAGGTCGATGGTACAAGTATTACCATTACCAACGGAGTTATCAAAGCTTCGACTTATATATTACCCGTAGCTTCGACCAGTGTGATAGGCGGAGTCAAGATCGATGGTACAACTATTACTGTAAACGCCGGCGGACAACTGCAACATATAATTCCAACTGCGTCTACTAGTATATTGGGTGGCGTCACATTTGACGGTGCGACTATCACAACTAATATCTACGGACAACTGACGATTCCACCTGTGACCATAGGTTCGTCTAGACTATTCCCCGGATCGACTATAACATCCTTCACCGGAATAACAGGGCTAGACGGTGCAGGCACGGTTAATCTATTCAATAGTGCTACTACAGTAAATGCCTTTTTTGCGGCAACTAGTATATCTATGGGCAATGCTAGTAGCAGCCTATCGTTGCTGGGTAATTTTAATCATTCAGGCGCCATACACACTATTGCTCCTACAGTTTCGGGCACAATGGATAATGTTGTTATCGGATCTCAAACTCCTGCAGCCGCTACATTTACATCAATTACCCTAGCCGGTGAAACTATTACAGGATTCACTGACATATACGATTTTGATGATGTGTCATACTACGTAGACGGATTCACTAATAATTTTCCCTTAACCTTTAATCAATCAGCAGTAACATTGACTAGTCCATTCATTCTCACAGTGGCAATAGACGGAGCCATACAACCGGCATTTGATCTAGGGTATGATCTTGTCTGGTTAAGTGGTGTACTGCCGGCCAGCAAGGGATATACTATAGACGCCAACGGAAATCTACAGTTTGCCGAATGTCCTAGCATGGGCAGCCAGATTCAGATACGATCTGCTGTTTCTGTAAGTCCTACACCCCACGCTAAAAAGGTCTATCCATTTAAAGCACTAGATATAATGATGGGCTTCTAAGAAAACATAAATATACGATAATAACAGGATTCGAAATATGGCAAGAAAATCGATAATCGATACATACTACACGTTTACTCCCGCGACACGCACCATCGTTATTCCACGTGCGATTCCAAGAGAACGCCTAGTATTGATCACTGATGTGACAACTAATCAGGTGATCTACAACTTTTCAGACGCTAATTTAAAAGCTACCAGCTACAATATTGCCACAGACCCAACTGGTGCTTATACCAGTACAACTATTGTACTTAACTACAATACCACTGCTCTACAGAGCACAGATAAACTGGCCATTATTGTTGACGAATACGATGAAAAATTTACGCCAAGCGAAACATATTTAGATGCTGTTAACAAATTGCGTGTCAGCCAACCACAGTCACTGGTTGATACTGACTATGAATATTCAACACAGGCTACCAAGTGGGAAAACCTAGCTGCTATTAACAATCGCCCATTTGGTAACTTTGATTTTAGTAAAAGTATTGTCTACACGGATATTACAGCTACCAACAACTCAAGAACCTATGTGGTCAGCACAACGACTCCTCCTCCAGTTGGACAACCTATCGTGATCATTGATAGCTTGTATGCTGGTGCTGATGGAGTTTATATTGTTGACTCTGTAGTAGCAGGTACAAGTGCTAGTTATACTGGTAAATTCTTCTTTACAGGTTCAACAGGCAGTATCAACAACGTGGGTGTTACTGCTGTCTATGCTGGTAACGTGTTCAGCGGAGCGCAGATTGGTCTAAGTTCAATCACTAACTCAGGTACCACTGTAACAGTTACAACCAGTGTGCCACACGGTCTTCTACTAGGTAATGATATTGCCATTACTGGTACAACAGCTTCAACTAATGCACCAAACGGATCATGGACCGTGGCATCAGTAACCAGTCCGACTACATTTGTTACCTATGTAACCAGTGCTCCGACAGGATCAATAGTTGTTACTCCAAGTACAGCCACAGTGCAGACCATGACAGGATTTAAAAATCTTGGTGTACAATCAACTACAGCATTTGCTCTAGGGCAAAGTGTAACAGGTACAGGTATCGCTGCCAACACCTATGTGACGCAATTGAACAGTACAACATTCAGTTCAGCTTCGGTTACAACAACCACACTAACAGTTACAACTCTTAGTGCTGGTACAATGCCACAAAGTTCATGGCCTATGAACGTAGCTGGTATCAGTCCAACTACTGCTTATGTACAATATCAATTGACATCAACAGCAAGTGCTGTAGTTAGTCCAACATGGTCAAGCGGTGCTCAAGTAGGAACAAATACTATTACTGTAAGTGCTGGTACTAGTATTGCAGTTGGTCAACTAGTAACTGGTGTTGGCTTATCAAGTGGTACTACAGTAACAGCAGTTTCAGGTACAGCGGTAACTGTAAGTAACTTCTTCACTTTACAATGTCAAGGCACTTACAACTTTTATGCATATGGCGGAAATGGTACATACCAATTAGGTATCAACAGTGCAACAACTGGTGCTCCATTAGTACCTAACAGTACAAACATCAGTAACTCTGGCGCTCCAACAGCGGCATCAGTTAACGC